TCTCTTAATGCTTTAAGTTCATTTCTCAGGCGTGTGTAGCCTGCGTAGTGCAGGGCCATCTCATAAGAGCCATCCTGTGCGCTCTGCCAATGTGCCTGTGCCTCTCTAATCTTTTCCATCTCAGCGAGTATTTGTTCTTCAGTCATTCGTCCCTCCATTTCCATCCCAGCAGTTCTTCTGTGTTCTTGATCTGCTGTTCAGTCGGTTTGTGATACATAGCAAACATCATTAGCTGCGGTGCGCCTTCATACAAAACCCAATACCCCACGGGTTTAGGCGGCTGGGTAAGTGTGTATTCTTTTGATGTGTAATTCATGCTTGACCCCCTTCGGGAGTCCGTAGAATTTGATAAAGGAATTTGTCAAACCACCAATAAAATAAGTTGCCATAGCGAACTTTGGCTTGCAGATACTTGCGATGTTTTTTGAAGTTCATGCTTCACCTCTTGCTCGAATGGTCAAAACAGCGTGTAAATAGTAGTTATGTTGGCTTGATGCTATTTCGTGCATTTTCAAAAGTTCACCAAAAATGCGCTCACGCTCATGCTGTGCTACCAGTTTGGCAAATTCCACGATTTCTTTTGAAAAGCAAACATAGTAATCATGGTCTATACGCATACGCTGAAAACCCAATTGTTTAGCCAACTCAATGATTTGTTCGTCAGTCATTTATTGCTCCACATATCGACTAATTCATAGCCGACAAAAATCAAACCGCAGATGAACAGGAAGGTCCAAAAAATGATTCCGGCCAAAAACAAGATGTCTTTTAGTTTCATTTTTTGCCCTGTTCATAGACAACATCAAAGTTGTCCCATCGTTCGTCATGCACTCGAATGACACGAACCAAGGTTTCTTTTGGCTGTGCCAAGGCCAAGGTCTTATTGATAGTGTCATCGAGTTTGTTTGATTGATAAACCACAACACGCCAATCTTTTGCAACTGGCGTTTTGCATTGCCCAACAAAGTGGCTCATAAAAGAACCACAGCTTTCAACTTGCCTGTCTCACCGCAATAGATGAGTTTGAAGTTACCCTTGGGGCTGTACCAGATTTCGGTAATGTCTAATTTCATTTGAGCAACCAAACAACGATTAAGCCAATGGCTGACAGTCCAAGGGTGCAGAGCCATGCGGTGTCGGCCATAGAGTAGTCACGCTGGCCTGGGACCCTTATCGCCACCTCACGCTTTGCTTTGATCAGCACACGTTGCAGCTCTTCAGCGTCACGGCTCATTGCCAAATTAAATTGAGGCTGTTCGTACATACAACCAATCTCAATGCCTGTTTTTGTTTTGTAGACTTGTTTCACAGCAATCCTAATAATTTGTTAGTAATAGCCTTATCACCAAAATAATTTAAAATAATTTCATCATATTTTTCCGCAGCTTTTTTTTCATCTTGGAAAACTCCAACATAAATGCCATTTGCGCTAACTTGCCATCCATTTGAAATTTTTGTAACACCTTTAAATTTACTACTTCTGTTTTTCTGTTTCTTTTGATTTAAAGAATTTTCAAAAGAAGAAACAATTCTTAAATTTTCTCTTCTATTATCTGTTTTTATTCGATTAATATGGTCAACAATTTCAAATGGTTTTGCTTTAACAATTAATCTGTGCAACATGATGTGTGTTTGCTGTTTATTTTTTCTTGGCAATTGAGATCTTGCATACCCTTTGTTTGTTAAATGCCAGTTATATAAAGAAACCCATTCATAATCTTCTTCACTAACAAGAATTTCAAAATTATTTTTTGTTCTAATAATTTTTGTCACCATGTTGCTTCTCCCAAGTCGTCATAGCTATGCAAAGGGGGTGGAACATCTTTCTTAGGCTTGTCCAATGGCTTCAAAGGGAAAGGCCAATTCATTGGACTTGGGGCTGGTTTGGGAACTGGCATTGGAGCCACGAAAGGCTGAAGCGCCTGTTGAAAGATAGGATGCAGGTTTGAGTCCATCACAAACTCCTGTTTAAGGTTTAAGTCGTTACAGCAAAATTGCTGAACCCAAATAATACCACCGATTTGGGCTATGTTTTGATTAGAGTCTAAGTGTTTTCCCTAATTTTTCGTTTTTTACTACTTCTTTTCGGTAGGCATCAAGTGCCATCTTCAAATCCTGCTGGGTTTGAACCAGTTCGTTGTAGACGGCAGCAGCAAATTGATCAAGGGTTTGTCGGTCCCATGATGCAAAGTCAGAGGGTTTTTTTTCCATAAAAAAAGGGGCTGATCGCATCACGAATCAGCCCCATCACTTTATTTTTGAATTGATTTAAGGATGCTATCGGCCAGAATCTGAGGGTTATCAATCACCAGCTCCAGCGCACGGGCCAGTAAGGTTGCTTTGCTCATGCCCATCCTTACAGCCAATGAATGCGTGAGCTTATAAGTACTTGGACTTACATAGGTTGCAATACACTTCAAATCTGGATTTCTCATAGCAATTTCCTAAAAACTTATCAAATTAACCCGGCCAGTTATCGTCATCATCATCGCCGCCAAAATCTTGGGCAGCAGACTTCGCCGACACCTTGATACCAAAGTCATCAGCCGCTGAAGACTTGGCAATACCCAGCGGTGTGCCCTTCTTCTCAAGCATGATGTGATTGATACCAAATGACACGCCACGGTTACCCGCTTGGTCATACGCATACGCATTCAAGCTCAAGCGACCAAAGTCACCGCTCACGATGTCGTCCTTACCAATCAGGTCATTGCCATTGGCGTCAACCGCTCCAGGCTTCTTTTGCGCCTTCGCATTGAAGAAGAAATGACCCGCATACTCTTCACCCAGTGGCGACCCATCGCTTTTGGTTTCAGTATCACCATCACGCAAGGGATTGCGGATGTTTTTCGGGATCTTGTCACCAAACTTGGCGTCGAGTGCAGCCTTTGCAGCCGCCTTCAAAGCCTTCACCGTTTCGGTGTCAGACTTAGGAACCAGCACTTGGGTTGAGAATTCTTCCTTGCCGTTCATCTCGTTCTTACGAGCAGACAGTGCAGAGAAGTATGTGAAACGAACAGTACCTGTTACAACTTTTGTAGACATAGCGTTTTTCCTTTAAGACGTTTAAGGGTTCTGTGCATCGAAATTAACGCACGGCCAGATCATAACACCAAAAAAAACTTTTTTGCACACTATTTTTTTGTGCGATACTTAAAGTTCATTTAACAACGAAGGAAAACGCATGAAACTGTTACCGCATCAAGAGATTTCAAAGGATTGGATGATCAGCAAAAGACGCTGCATCCTTGCTGATGCCCCTCGAGTTGGCAAAACAATGCCCACAGCCGCCGCCGCTGTGCAACACCTCCCCGTTCTCATTGTCTGCCCAGCCATCGTCAAGACGGTCTGGGAAACCGCATTCGCTCGGCATGGCATTGAAGCCACTGTCATCAATGGCCGAGCCAATGCGGTGCAACTTCCTGAAGACCAAGTCGTCATCATTAACTACGACCTGCTCCAATATGTGCAGAGTAATTGGGGCTACTTCCAGACAATGGTTCTTGATGAAAGCCACCGCATCAAAGGCCACAACGCCAAGCGCACACTTGCCGCCATGAAGGCCATGAAGAATATTCGAAGGGTCTATGCCCTGTCAGGAACACCCATTCCCAATCGCCCGATTGAACTGTGGCCTTTGCTCCACGGCTTAAAAATTTATCGTGGTGGTTACTATGACTTCGCCTCACGCTATGCAGGGATGTGGAAAGCGCCTTGGGGCTTGGATGTCTCTGGAGCCAGCAACTTGCCTGAGTTAAAAGCACTGCTTCGACCCTACATCATGCGTAGGAAAAAAGAGGATGTGTTTCACGACTACAAACAGCCGCAAGTTTCACTCATTACTTTCGATTTGCCGGTTGACCGCAGAGAGCAAGAGTTTGATGAAGATGCCTTGATCGACAACCCCAATGCTTTGATTGCCTTTGATGGTTTGGCGACCATCATGCGTGAAGCTGGCATGAGAAAAGTCAAACAAGCCTCTGAATTTATCCAAGACAAGCTGCATGACAACGAGCCGGTAATTGCCTTTGTTCACCATAAGGATGTGGCCGAGTGTCTGGCCTTGGAACTCAAGGATCACAAGCCCCAAGTCATTACAGGCGACACCTCAGACAAAAAGCGCAAAGTAGCCATTGAGAACTTCCAATCTGGCAAAAGCAATTTGATTATCGGCAATATTGCGGCCATGTCAGAGGGCGTTGACCTGAGTCGGGCTGATATGGTGGTGTTCGTAGAAGCAACTTGGCAAACGAGCGCATTGGAGCAAGCCAGTAGCCGCATGGAGAACGTCATGAAGACGGGCTTTACCCCACTGGTTTATCTGCTAACTATCCGAGCATCACTCGACCACAAAATTCTCAAAAAAGTGCTTAAGAAATTGAACGTCATTGACCAAATCATTTAAAGGAACCACCATGAACCACGCAGTACGACTCCACGCACCAATGAGTGCATCACGCATTCCCCGCATCATTGCTTGCCCTGCCAGCTACAAATTGGAAAACATGATGCCGCAAGAGGCATCGTCTCCAGCTGCCGCAAGGGGCACATACATCCATGAACTCGCAGAGAAGATCCTGAGAGCCAATGGCGTCACCGATGCCTTCTATGATGAGAACGCCGAAGACCTAGACATTGCTATGGACTATGTTGAGTTCATCCATCAACTCTCACAAGGCGCAAAGAAATCCCTCTATGAGTACAACGTCAACAAGGGCTTGCAGTCCATTCACCCAGACCTTGGTGGAACCGCTGACGCCGTCATCATCAAGGGCAAAGAGCTGCACGTTGTTGACCTAAAGACCGGCAGGGTTCCAGTTGGTGTTGAAAACAACTACCAACTCATGACCTACGCACTTGGCGTTGCAAGACAACTCAATGCCCCTGACGACATTGAAGTGCATTTGCATATCTGGCAACCCAACAATGTTTCTTCATGGCATTGGGGCAATTGGGTCAAGCTGATTGAGTTTAAAGAAGAATTGGAAAAGGCCGCAGCCGCTGCCGAATTAGACGATGCACCCACCAACCCATCCAATGACAGTTGCAAATACTGCAAGGCCAAGCCCATTTGCCCAGCGCTGAAGTCCAAGGTCCAAGACGCTGCAAGGTCTGATTTCTTTCAAACTGTGCAGGAGAAGCTGCAAGAAAAAAAGCCTCAAGAGTTGCCAAAGATAAAGCCAGAAGACCTAGAACTGGCTGAGTTGGCGCTGGCCTATGCGGAAGCTGTCAAAGAAGCCGCAAAGTTGCAAATTAAGAGCTTGGAGGAGATCCAAGGCTGGACACTGAAGCCTGGCCGCAAGATGATCGTTTTCACTGATTCTGAGCAAGCAGAAGCAATTTTGAAGGACAACCCCGCCGCTTGGACATTAAAATCTGCTTCCCAGATTCAAAAACTGGGTCTAGGGGATGGAATTATCGAAGAGAAGTTTTCGGAACCAAGCCTAGCTCGAGTCAAATAAAAGAAAAAGCCCTGTGACTAGCAGGGCATTTTCCGCAGACAACAAAGGTCTTAACAGCGTATGAATTATACATCTTTGAATGATGGCGACCAAGTGTCGCCAAGCCTAGCTATTGCCCAAAAAATAGCATTATCAACACCCCACGCACTATTTTGTTCTTTCTCTGTTCGGGGTGATGGATCAAATACCAAAAAAGTACCGAGAAAATTCAATGGTGAATATTGGGTGGACGGCGTTGATGCCGATACCCCAGTTGCCAATCTAATTACTTCAAAGTTTCTCACTGAGTACAAAGACCCGCCGGAGCCAAATGGCTATTTGGGTTTGGTTTTGCACAACCAGATCAAAGACCCATTTGATTCGCCGGAATACACACTGGTGTGTATTGATGCGGATACCAAACGCAAACCAGAGAATGAGCCGTATCACATTGTTATTGGGGCATTGTCCAAGTGGGCTAGGGAAAATAATCACTTAAGAGAAATTGGGTATTCAGGCAAAGGGGGCTTCCATGTTTTCATTTGGGCCAAGGTAGATCAAAGAATACAAAAGAAGTATCAGTTATCCACAGGGCAAGACATTGAGGTGTTTGGCGGCATTGTGGGAAAAAAAGCGTCTGTGATGCTATCGGGTAAAAAGCTGGCGGGTGATTTGCAGTCGGAGCCAGTTGATCTGTTCGAACTCTTTGAGCAATTGGGGGTGAAGCAAAAGGTTATGGATAAACCAGTTGATAAACCAGAACCTCTTTTCCCCAAATTACCACTGGCCCCCAATACTAACCCCAAAGATTGGACATCAGACTACGACAAAGCCCAGCAAGCATTAACCTTCCTTGACCCCGACATGGAACATGATGAGTGGGTGGCAATTGGAATGGCGCTGAAAGACGGCCTACAAGATCAAGGATTAACTCTTTGGCTCCAATGGTCACAACAAGGCTCAAAGTTCAAATCCCAAAGAGAAGTTGAGCAGAAATTCCACTCCTTCAAAGGCAACGGCATTCACATCAATTCGCTTTTCGCCAAAGCAACCGAATTGGGTTGGAATAACCCCAACAAAGGTAAATCAAAGAAATCAAGTCCACTTGACGATTTCAAGATCGTAAAAAACGACATGGGTGAATTCATCGACCCAGAAACTGGTGAAGTCATTGATGAGTCCAACTTGGGCTGGAGTGAGGTCAAGCCAAGCTCCCAACTAAAGCCTGTCAATTACATCATTGATGGGTTTCTTGCAAATACATTCATGGTAGTGGCTGGTCAACCTGGGGTGGGCAAAACTGTTGCCATGCTCTCACTCGCTATGGCCGTGGCAGGGTTCAACATACCCAACTCAGACGCCATCAACAAAAAGCCAAGAAAAATCCTTTACGTCACTGAAGACTCAGAACAAGTCGAAAGAAGCCTGATTGGCTACTCCAAGATGTACCAAATACCTTTTGATGAGATACAAAACAAATTTGTACTCATTGAAGCTAGGCGCTCACAACTGCCCAAAGTCCTTGAACTGATCTACAACGTCAAGCGCCACACAATAGATAACGTCACCCCTTGGCTGGTCATCGACACATCCAATGCCACCCTAGACATTGAAAACGAAAACGACAACTCAGAGGTTGGCAAATTCATGTCGGGCATCAAAGCCCACATCCACGATGAACTAAAAACGCCTGTGGCTATTGTCACGCACACCAACAAGATGGTGTCCAAAAAGGACGATGAAGCCGCCGCCCGTGGCGCTTCAGCCTTTACTGGAGATCCACGCCTGACAGCCGTCATCTTCATGGACGACGACAAGAACCGCTACATCAGACTAGGAAAAAAGCGCTACGAACCCAAGTTTGATGAAATGATATTTGAAACAGAGTTTTATCATGAAATGGTTATTGATGAAAACGGAGATTTACAAGATGTGAAGTGCATTATTACTGTGCCAAAGATTAGTAGCGCACAGGATAGAGTCACAGCTCAAATAAACGAGAAAGAAAACGCAAAGCAGCAGAAGATTAAAAATATCAAAGACAGCGCATCTGTTCATATTATTAATATGTTTAACCAGAACCCGAATGGATTATTGATGCGTAAAGGAAGATGCGCCCCAACAGCGCCTAAGTGGGTTCCAAAAGGTGTGTCAGAGATGACCTTGGAGAGCATCTTTAAGCACTGCGAAGCGACCAACACCGAGTTAAAAAATGAGGTCAAGGAATACGTTTGGAACCATGTGGTGGTGGCCGCAAACGATGGTTGGAACTGGTTAAAGATGGTCAATGGAGTGATCGTTAACGCCAACGTCTAGAACGTCTAGAACATCTCAGACGTTGGCAGACGAACGAGACGATGGAGTGTTTGGCAATACTAAAACACGATCTGGAGGTTCGTTCAGGGATGTCTTAGCATCCCTGAACGTATCCAATCGTTAGTTGCAACGAACGAACGTCTGGCTGTTTTCTCTAGAGACGTTGGGATTTCAGACGTTGGGCAATTGCATATAAGAAGTTCATAGTTCATGAAAAATAGTAATTAAGAGTTGGATGATGGAAAAGATGCAAAAAGTGAAAGTGGGTGTGTTGGCAGTGGAACCCTTGGAACCTGTTCGGTTGGCTGGCGGCCAGGAACTGTTGAGTAGGGTCAATGGGGTGTCAGCTGATGACTTTGATGATCGTGTGATGTGTGAAGACTGCCAAGCCTATGGCTCCAAAACAGTTGTTCAGCGCTTCACCTCAGACCAGTTTGAAAAGATTAGAAAGATTAATCATCCAGCATTTAGATGGATGTTTGATGTGATGGTTATTCAGGATGATTGGCGTGTCGTTAAATATCAGGAGAATATTTGCAAGAAGAATTCAACCCTGATTTTGTCGGTTAAACATCGGTGTTATATGTTTAAGCCAAAAGTCGAGGTGGGGTCTGATAATTGGATAGAAGATTTGTCGGAGAATTTGACCGATAATAAAAACATCGAAAAAACGAAGGTGGGGTCAGACCATGCAGCACATAGAACACACAGAACAGGTGAAGCTGGTCATGTGGCTGAGAGCGTTCTACCCAGACCTGATGGTGGCAGCAATACCGAATGGTGGAGCTAGGAAGGCCAAAGAGGCCATTAAACTGAAGGCAGAGGGTGTCTTGGCCGGTATGCCCGATTTGCTCATTGCAGAGCCTTCCAATGGGTTCCACGGGCTATTCATAGAAATGAAAACCGATGATGGGGTGGTGAGCCAGGCTCAAAAAAGGGTTCATGCAAGTTTGCTCATGAAAGGTTACGCCGTTCAAGTGTGTCGAAGCTATGACGATGGAAAAATTGCCGTCGAAAATTACTTGAATGGATAGATGGCACTCAAAAAAGCCGAAAAATCCAAAAAAACCGAAAATTTTTCAAAAATTTTCAGCGGCCCAGCACTCAGCGGCCCATGCACTCAGCGGCCCAGCACTCAGCGGCCCAGCACTCAGCGGCCCAGCACTCAGCGGCCCAGCACTCAGCACAATGCGGCCCAGCACTTAGCACAATGCGGCCCAGCACTTAGCGGCCCAGCACTCAGCGGCCCAGCACTTAGCGGCCCATGCACTTAGCGGCCCAGCACAATGCGGCCCAGAAAATAAAAAAGCCCGATTCGCGCCGGTTTATGGGCTTTGAATCGGGCTTTTTGGGCCGGAATTGACCGGCGCGATATAGCGCGAAAATTAAGGGTTATTTTTTTAATTAGTCACAATCGACCCCCAGAAATGTAGCGGCCCATGCCATGGCCCTAGAATAGTCAAAACCCCCAGAATCGTAATTGTCTGCAACGTGCTGCAAGGCTTGGTTAATGTCATAATCCGTTAATTCATTCTCAATTAAATCATTTTCAAGATATTGCCTAAACATATTAACGGAAACCGATAATAAATCGTAAACCCCTAGTTTTTCGTTTATAGAATGTTTCAAGGCAAATAATTCATTTTTCGTTAAATTTTCAATTGTCATTTCTTAACCCCTAAAAATTTGAATCGTTTTTTCCACTAATTTTTTTCCCGTACCATGGGCCGGAAAACCAACAATAATGTCACGTTGACGGGCACATAATTGGCACGTCGCGCACGATACGTTATCGCGAATAGTGGCGGGGCAAATAACGACGCGACGGCCCATTGGGGTGAATGTGTTTTCCGTAGAATCGGCGGGTAAAACCGTCACCACTGGGCCTATTTTCAAATTAGCCAATTTATCAGCATGGTCTAAATTATTTGCACTTAAATTAACAGTGAAGCCCCAGTCATTAGCGCCCCGTATAAATTTTGCATTGTCACCAATAGCGGGTGAATAATGAGTGTATGTAAAACCCCGTAAACCGATATTCGCACGCACTATTTCACCTAATGCGGCCCCGTCGATTGTTTCACCGTTTCCCGGCAAATCCCCAGCTTGCGCGTGACGCCATAATTGACCGGCCGGAAAATTTGCAATTGTCTCAACATAACCGGTTAAATCAGTGCCCCGCGTGCCGTCATTTACTTTTCCCCAATGCAAGGCCAGCGGCCCCGATTTCGCATAACATCCCCCTTTTTTAAATGGACAAATATCGGGGCAAGTATTCGCGGAAATAGTGCTTACGGGTATCGGGCCGGTTTTGGCATTGGCTGATTTTAATGTGATATGGTAAAACGTCATTTTTAACCCCGATAAATAATAGTTGAAACGTAAGATATAGAATCGGATATATCACATTTTCCAATGTGAATCGGGGTTTTAAAATCGTCAAATTTTCCCCCATATAAATTTAAAATAAAATCATTAAATTGTTTTATTTCAAAATCATCTAATTGTTTTAAATCATTATTAAAAATAGCGGGTAAAAATTTATCGTCAACGGTAAATAATGTTTTCATTTTTCACCCCCCAACATGAATAATTGTAAAATGATTTTTAATAAATTCATGGGCACAAAAAGCCCCTAAAATTTTATTGTAAACGTCACGTTTAGAATGATAATAATCCGCGTTATTTTCACCGGCGCGAAAATTTGACCACTGATTTTGTTTTGCGAATCGTTCTATATCATTTTGCAAATTATTATCGGAATAATATGCTTTGAATCCGTTAATATCATAATGCGCGATAAACCCAGAACAATTATATAAATAATCGTATCCGGTTTTATTTAGTTTATTAATATCTTTGCACGCGGCCAAAATATTTTTCACTATTAACGATTGTTTTTTTGAATCTATTGGTTTAATCATAAATCCCCCGTTTTAACTTTGTTAATCGCTTCAGTGCGAGAATTGGCACGCAAATAAACTACGCACGGCCGGCCGTCGACCCATGCCCAAACGCCCCAAACATTGGAAGGCGTGCCCCAGTAAGCCCCGCCCTTGTCGTATCCGTCGCCCCCGCCTTGATAGCGTGCGTGCAAACGTTTTGCACCAACTAAATTTGCGGGGTTATCGCCATGCCGGCCCATTGGTGCACCGTATCGGCTTAAAACGTCAAAAAAGGGGTTAAATTGTTTTTTCATTATTTGCCCCTCATTTGCTTGTTTTGCGTGCACTGATTCGCACGCTATAAAACGGCAAACCCGTCGACGTATTTGCCGTTATCAATTGTCGGGACGGGTTAAATTTTGCGGCTATGCTGGCCCAATCAATTGTCTTTTTTCCATCTTGATAACTAATAGCGCACCGGTGTAACGTCCCGTCGATTGTGCCGGCGCCGGTTTCAATCAATAAATCTTTTAGTTGTTTTTCTTGTTGCATTAAATCGGATATTTCCGATTTGATAGCGGCCAATTCGTCGACGACATTTGACAAGTTTAATTTAGTGATAATTTGCATTTTCTATCCTTTAGGGTTTAGGGTTTAGGGTTTAGGGTTTAGGGTTTAGGGTTTAGGGTTTAGGGTTTAGGGTTTAGGGTTTAGGGTTTAGGGTTTAGGGTTTAGGGTTTAGGGTTTATTTGACCAAAACGTCAAAATATTTCAAAGCAAAAAAGCATAGAACGGCCGATATAATCAGTGCCGCTGCAATATCTAAAAATTTATCCTTAATCATTCTCTATCCTTTAGGGTTTAGGGTTTAGGGTTTATGCTTCGCGCTATCGCGTCGCATGGTGTAATTCTATCCTATAACGGATAACATTAACGGATAGTTGACAAAAAAAACAATAGATTTTTTGTAAAATTATGTAAAGTGCAAAATTAATTTAGCGGCCCAGCACAATGCGGCCCATGCACTTAGCGGCCCAGCACTTAGCGGCCCAGCACTTAGCGGCCCAGCACTTAGCACAATGCGGCCCAGCACTTAGCACAATGCGGGTATGTAGAGAATCAAGAAACGTCAACAATGAATGCGCATCTAGATACGCGCGAATTGGCCAAAATTAAGAGAAAATAAAAACAAAAAAAAGAAAAAAAACGCTATAGAATGCACCGATTCTAGAATTCAAAATTTAGCGCATGGGTTACGCGCTAAAATCCCGATTTAACATAATGAACGTTATATAAAGCCGATTTGCCCTTAGAATCCATGCGCTTTTTGTGCCGGTTTAGGGTAAAAAGGGACTCTAGGCTCCCCCCCCACCCCAAAAAAGACCCGCCACCCTACCGCATTTTTCGACGCACACACCGAAAAATGACTTCCGCAATCGCCAAAAATTTTTTTAAATTTAAAATCAATTGGAGTGCGAAAATATTTTGCACCCAAGGATTTGATGGTAAGGGCTTGCCCTGCAACTGGTGCCCGTGATATAAACGGCGCATGAGAAAGCCACCCCGACCAGCAGTTCGTTATAGTGAGGCCGTTGCAAATCAAATCTTGGATTTGATGATGCAAGGCCATTCTGTTCACGAAATCGGCAAAATGCCTGGTATGCCGTCTGATTTTGTGATTCGCAAGTGGGCGATGGATAACCACAATGGGTTTGGGGATCGGTACTGGGACATTCGCAGGGCTATTTATGATGGTCTTTTGGAAGAGATTCTTGAGATTGCGGATGACAGTAGCGGGGATGCTTTTATTGACCAAGATGGCAAGCGGAAGTTGGACAATGAGTTTGTGCAGCGTTCGCGTCTGAGGGTTGACACACGCAAGTGGATTTTGTGCAAGGTGTTGCCGAAGATTTATAACAGTCCTGCCAATGGAACCGCCGAGACAGATACGGTGGTGACTGTTGAGGGCGGTTTGCCTGATGCCTAAGGTTATTCTGCCGACACTGCATTCTGGGCAGGTTGATATTTGGAATAACAAGAGCCGCTTTAATGTGGTTTGCTGTGGTCGTCGCTGGGGTAAGACCAAGATGATGGTGACGATTGCAGCGGATACGGCGTTGAAGGGGTTTCAGGCGGGGTTATTTACGCCGGAGTGGCGTCAGTTGGCAGAGCCGCAGACTGAGTTGCTGGATATATTGAAGCCGGTGACGAAATCGGCGAGTAAGACTGAAGGGGTTATTCGCTGCACGACAGGTGGTGTGAATGACTTTTGGGTTGTGAATGACAACCCTTTGGCTGGTCGGGGTCGGACGTATAAGGTGGGTTTCTTGGATGAAGCTGCTTTTACGAAGCCGGACATGATTGATATTTGGTCGAAATCGATTAAGCCGACATTGCTGACGACAAGGGGGTCGTTTTGGTTGTTTTCGACACCCAATGGCGTGGACCCAGACAACTTCTTTTACCGTGCTTGGCATGATGAGGAGTTGGGGTTTAAGCAGTTCTATGCGCCGACAAGTACGAATCCGTATGTGCCATTAGAGGAGCTGGAGAGTCTGAAGAAGACTGAGCATCCTTTGGTGTTTCAGCAGGAGTATGAGGCAAAGTTCATTTCTTGGGCTAATTCGACGTTCTTTCGGCTGGAGTATCTTTTAGAGAATGAGCAACCCGTGGAACCCACACTGAAATGTGATGGGGTTTATGCGGTGATGGATTGCTCGGTGAAGAGCGGCAGTGAGCATGATGCGACTGCGGTTGTGTACTATGCGTTTTCCAAGTATTACGGCCATAAGCTGGTGGTGTTGGATTGGGAGATGTACTCGATTGATGCGGCGTCACTTGAGCATTTGGCTCCCAAAGTGATTGAGAAATGCGAGATGCTGGCGAGTACTTATCAGGCTCGGAGTGGCTCGTTGGGGTTGTTTGTTGAGGATGCTGCGGGTGGGAGTGTTTTGATTCAACAGGCTCGTAGCAGGGGCTGGCCGGTGAAGGCTTTGTCTAGTCGCTTGATGAGTAAGGGCAAGGATGACCGTGCATTTATTGTCGGGGGGCCAGTGGCGTCTGGGCTGTGTAAGATCAGCAGGTATGCTTATGAGAAGGTAGTGAATTGGAAGGGCAGGAGTATGAATCACTTCCTGCATCAAGTAACTACCTTTAGAATTGGGGATAAAGAGGCTGCAAAGAGGGCAGATGACCTGTTGGACTGCTTTACTTATGGTGTGGCGGTTGGCCTGACTGATTATTCGATGATGATTTGATTGTCGAGCAAGGAATGATATGAGCAACATAACCATTAATGGCACGGGGTATCCGAGTCCTTTGATGAACATTCTGAATATGGATGTGCAGCCAGGGGCGCAGCTGTCCTATGAGGACGCAAAAACTTTGTGGATATACCACCCTCTGGCCGCAAAGGTTGTGGAAAAGCCTGTCAGGTTGGCGCTGTCTAAGCCAAGGCAAATCAGCATTGGGTCGCCTGTTGAGGATTTGCTGGTTAAGGCTTTTATCAAGGAATGGAACCAACTGGACTGCACGAACCACGTTCGGGATTTGTTCCAGATCAGTCGGGTTTATGGTGTTGGGGCGATTGTGGTGAATGCGCCCAACATGAGTACGACTGACCCAATTGACTTTTGGAAGTTGGGTGAGGTTGATGATTTGTATGTGAACGTGCTGGATGCGTTGAATCTGGCGGGTTCTGTGGTGACGAATCAGACGCCCAATGCGCCGGATTTCCAAAAGCCATTGCAATACATCACGGCGGCGGGTCAGCCTTATCACCCGAGCAAGAGCGTGACGGTTTTTCATGGAACGCCCATTTATTTGGATTTCCAGAGTTCGTCACTGAGCTTTTCTGGCCGCAGTATCTTCTTGAGGGCTTTGTATCCATTGAAGTCGTTTGTGCAGTCGATGCAGGTGGACGATTTGGTCAGTCTGAAGGCTGGGTTGTTGGTGGCGAAGATCCAGCAGCCTGGGTCCATCATCAATAACCTGATGGAAAAAGCCGCTGGTTATAAGCGTCAGTTGTTGCAAGAGGCTTCTACTGGGAATGTGTTGAGCATTCAGCCGGAGGAGAATATTGAGAGCATTGACCTCAATAATACCGATAAGGCGATGACGGTGGCGAGAGATAACATCATTGCCAATATTGCTGCGGCGAGTGATGTTCCGGCCAAGCTGTTGAAGGATGAGGCTTTCACCAAGGGTTTTGGTGAGGGGTCTGAGGATACGAAGCAGATCGTGCAATACATTGAGGGTTTGCGTCATGAGATGCGCCCTGCGTTTGAGTTCTTTGACCGCATTGTGATGCACAGGGCTTGGAACCGTAATTTTTTTGAAGCGCTAAAGAATGAATACCCTGAGATTTATTCGGATGTGAGTTATGAGAAGTTCTTCTTTGAGAGCAAGGATGCTTTTGAGGCCAAGTGGCCGTCATTGATGGAAGAGCCTCACAGTGAGGTAATCAAGGGCGAAGAAACGAAGTTGCACGGCATTACTGAGATCTTGCGAACATTGATGCCTGTGGTTGATCCTGAAAATCGCTCGAAGTTGATTGAGTGGGCTGAGAACAATATCAATAACATTCCGGAGCTGTTTGCAAGTGAGCTGCGGTTGAATATTGATAATTTGAGGGATTATGAGCCGCCAGTGGCTCCTCTGCCTGATGTGAAGCTGCCACCACCTTCGCGTGGAACCTAATGGCTAAACAGAAGTCTTTTTCTGAAACCTTGGCGATGGCTGTTGGAGCCATTGCCTTGTACGGCTTGCTGTCGAGTAAGCAGTTGAAGGATTGGGAAAAGGCTTTGGTTGTGGCCGCACTCTTTAGCTTTATGCAGCCCAAAGAGATGAACTTAATTTTGTATAGGCGTCTGGACGGCGTTTATAAGGATTTGGTGACGAATAAGGGTTTGCTGAAAAAGTATCCAAAGATGGATAAAGGTTCGTTTGATCGGGCCAAGGATGAGATATTGCGTCGATTGGCGTTAAGAAAATTTGTAGGAGCAGATTTAATTGAACGAAACTACAAAGAGTCAATTGACACCGTGGTTAGGCGTTTTGTTGGATGGGCCAGCAGCGTACCTGCTGGAGGAATCAAAGAGTTTGACCGAGCAGAAGAGAAAAAGAAAATCCAAAAAGCTATCTCAAATGTGGACGCAGAAGGCAAGTTTATTGTTCGTGATCAGATGCACAAGTTCCAGACTGAGATTGAGGAAATACTCAGTGTAGAGGGACGGGCGATTGCGGCAAGGTGGCACTCGCAGTGGAGGGTCCCAGGGTACAACTACAGAGAAAAGCACAAGCACATTGATGTGAGCGGTGAGTTTTTTGTGATTCGTGACAACTGGGCGATGAAAAATCGGCTGATGAAGTTGTCAGGCAGGAAGTATGTGGACAGCATAGTGCGGCCTGGGATGGAGCCGAACTGCAAATGCGTTTATGAATACATTTACTCATTATCAGATTTGCCCGAAGATATGTTGACAGCCAAAGGGCGGTCATCTATTGCGACAAAGCTAAAATAGGTCATACAATAAGATATGCCAACAGTAAGTCCCGCTCAAGAACGCTTAATGCAAGGCGTTGCACACAATCCCGCTTTCGCTAAGAAGGTTGGAATTCCGCAATCTGTTGGAAAAGAATTTGTTGGCGCTGATGAAGTGCCTGAAATTACCGATGATCCGCTTCATGCGTTGGCGCATCCAAAAGAGGATGCAGACCCATGCTGGAGTGGTTATAAGCAGGTTGGCATGAAGGAAAAGGACGGCAAGCCCGTTCCTAATTGTGTGCCTGAGGATGACTCTGAGGCGTGGCAGCGCAAAGAGGGTAAGAACAAGAATGGCGGCTTGAATGAAAAGGGCCGTGAGTCTTACAACAAAGAGCATCATGCTCATTTGAAAGCGCCACAGCCTGAAGGTGGTTCTAGGAAAGAATCGTTTTGCGCTCGGATGCAGGGTATGAAAGAAAAGCTCACATCTGAGGAAACCAAGAATGATCCCGACTCAAGGATTAATAAGTCTTTGAGAAAATGGAAATGCGACGACGAGGGTGCAGAAATGCCTTATAAAGCGCCGATTGACCCTCAAGGCGGGCCGTTTACTCGGGCTGCTGGGATTATGTTTGTGACCGTGGACGGAGAGATTTTGTTGATTCGTCGCGGTAACGGCGGCGATTACCCTGGCACTTGGGCCGTCCCTGGGGGCCACCTCTGTGAGGGCGAATCTGATGAGCAAGCTGCAAGACGCGAATGCAAAGAAGAAACGGGCATCGACTTCCAAGGCCCACTGGAACGATTGCATGATGACGGGCAATTTGTCACGTTTCTTGCAAGAGGTGTGGAGAAGTTCCCCGTGCATCTCAACTACGAGTCCACCGGATACGATTGGTGCAGACCAGATGACGCCCCCGCGCCCCTTCACCCAGGCCAAGCAGTTGCATTTCGAGTGGCCGGAGCTGGAACAGAATTAGACATTGCCCAGCTGATGATGGAAGACATTCTTCCTAGTCCACAGCCTTACGGCAATATGCATTTATTGAACATCCGAATTACGGGTACTGGTCTGGCTTATCGCAGCAAGATTGGTGAACACGTTTGGCGTGATGCGAGTTTGTATTTGAATCAAGAATTTGTGGACCGTTGCAATGGTCTGATGGTGATCATGGATCACCCCGATGGCGCTGTTCTTGATACGAAAGAATTTAAAGATCGAGCGATTGGCTCCATTATGTTGCCCTACATTAAGGGCGATGAAGTGTGGGGTATTGCAAAGATTTATGACGACAAAGCAATGGCCGAAATTTGCGAAGGCGATATTTCGACCAGCCCTGCGGTAGTATTTGACGAATTCAGTGGAAATACTACACTACGCACTGAGGCAGGGGAGCCATTGCTTATAGAAGGTACTCCATTCCTTTTGGACCACATTGCGATTGTCACAAAATCGCATGGCTCAAAGGGCGTGTGGGACAAAGGTGGCGAACCAGCCGGAGTTTTATTAACCAACCCTGAGGTGTCTGATATGACAGAGAAACTTGAGCCGAAGGCAGATGCCGCAGGCGATGCATTTAGCGCCATCCTTAGCGAACTGAAAAAACTTTCAGTGCGTATGGATGCTATGGAAAATATGCCAGCTCCCCCGCTGGTGTCTGCCGCTGATAAAAAGCGTAAAGACGACGACGAATCCATGATGGACGATGACTCCAAAATGGATGATGACGAAGAAGCCGAAGAGCATAAATATGTTGCTCGTAAAGGTGACGACGACATGAAGAAAAAAGACGACGACATGATGAAGAAAAAGAAGCGTAAAGACGCTGAAGGTTCTAATCCTGTTGTGCATGGTCCCGCTGGCGAAATGAAGCCTGATGATGACGATGCCAAAAAAGATGATGATGACGAAGAAGAAGAAGCAATGAAAGCTGACGAAGAAGAAGCCGCTATGGCTGATGCTCAAGCTCATTGCGACAGCGTCATGGCTGCTTTCGGTAAAGCTGCTAGCCGTCCTTTGAAGGGCGAAAACCTAATGGCTTATCGCAAGCGTTTGTTGCGCGGCGTTCAAGGCTATTCGGACAGCTGGAAGAATGTTGACCTGAAGGCCATTAAAGACAACGCTATGTTGGCTATTGCTGAAAAGCAAATCTACGCTGAAGCCTTGGCTGCTAGCAAAGCGCCTGGTGTTTACGCCGATGGTCAACTGGTCGAAATGACTGAGCGTGATCGCGCTGGTCGTACCATCACCAAGTTCAAAGGTTCTATCTCTGCATGGTTGGATGACTTCAAGTTGCCAGCAATGCGTGTGACCGCCTTTAACCTGCCCAACAACAACCAACGCTAAGAGGTAAACCATGAGCGGTTCTATTGCTTTCAATCCGATGTTGACGACCAACGCTGCTGGTCTGTTCAACACCAACTCGGCTGGCTACACCCAAGGTGATGCCCTCGACGATCCCGCAGTCAAGTTCTTCTTGTCTGGTGGTATTGTTTCTTCTTCGGCTTCTACTCCTTTGTGGGGAGGTCTGCCAATTTCTGAAGACATTCCTGCTGCTGCAAGCCAGCCCGGCACCAACACTTTGGGTTCCACCATTGCGTTGGCTACCAACTTGGCTAACAGCACTGGTATCACCGTGTTCAACCAAGCCTACGGCGGCGTTATCACTCCTACCAGCACCTGCCCTCAGTTTGCTGCTGGTTCTAGCGTTAACTTCTACCGTTTCGGCTCCGGCGCTCGTATTCCTTTGCGTATTAACCCCGCATTGGTTTCGTTGGACGGTGGCCTGATCACTCAGCAAGTTACTTGGGACTTCACTGCCCAGTGGCTCACCACCTACGACAGCACCAACGCATTCCCTGTGCGTATCCTGTCTATCAGCACCAGCGGTAACAAGACTGCCAGCTACAACAGTGGCACTGGCGCTTTGAACTGGATTTACACTGAAGCTCTGGCTGTGTGCCTGATCTAATTAACTAAGGAAGGAACACAATCATGTCCGGATTTGCACCGTCATTTATTACCGCCAACCCCCACTACATGATGCCTGAACTCATCATGCAGTACAGCTTGGCTTCTGGCGCTTTCACCACTTTGGCTGGTGAAAACCCAATGCCTCGTTTGGGCGAAAGCGATTTGTACGTTTACGCTAAAAAGATTCAGCTGACTACCCAAGTTCAAGCTAATCAATCGCAAGTGAACAATCTGCCTAGCGCATCGGTCATCCCCTCGATGATCAGCACTGCTACTTACCGTATGCAGACTCGCGCTCAGTACGATGGTTTCGACGAAGCTGCTACCTCGCACTGGGGTTACAGCTTGCCCGAAGCTATGCGTCTGGCTGCTCGCCAAGGTATTGCTCAACAAATGCGTAATGCTTTGTTGTATGGCTTTAACCCTGCCAACGGCGAAGGCTTGATCAACACTGCTGGCGCTACTGCCGTTTCTTTGGGCGCTGACTCCAATGGCAACACTGGTTACAGCACTTGGGATTCGGGCCAACTGGCTCAGTACCTGTTGAACTTGATCGGCGCTTTGAAGGTTCGTACCCTGCAAATCGGTCAGCCTTTGCGCTTGGTGTTCTTGGCTCCCCAACGCTTCATCAGCCAAATCTCCTACTCTGGCGTAGTTTCTTTGACTCAGTTCCAACGTGTTGGTGCTGGTGTTGAAACCGCTGCTGGCTTGGTGGAAACCGTGGCTAAATGGGCGGGCGGTGATGACGTTAGCTTCGCTGCTGACGACACCTTGATCGGCCAAGGCTCTGGTGGCGCTGACGCTATTTTGTTGATCGCTCCTGAGTTGAAGGTTCCTAAGGCCAACGCCAAGATCAACACCAACGTGTTTGCTCAATTGACGCCTAACCAAACTGCTACCTCTTTGATGTTGACGGACGTTTCGGCTCCTACCGAAATTCCTACTCCCATCCCTGATGGCGGCATTACCACTCTGTACACCATGCGTTCGACTTCTGGCTGGGGTATCCGTCCTGAAGCACTGACCGTGTTGTCTGCTGCATATTGATTTTTAATCAATAGCTAAGAAGCCCACTTCGGTGGGCTTTTTTTACGTCATAATATATTTACTCCAAGTGATGCTGGAGTGCGCTTTTATGAGGGTCAGGGGCCAATCCCAAAAGGATTGGCGCATCACCCCTGACCTTCACCCAATAGGGAAAAATCATGCCAAAACTTTACATTGCCAATTGCTCTAAGCAAGAGTTCCATTTCACTTATATGCTGCCCGAGAATATGCGTCCTTTTTCGCATCACATTCGCGCTGGTAGCCAAATTGAGCTGAACCATAATCAAGACGAAACTGATCGAATCATTCAGCAGCATTCTTTGTATGGAATGATGGAAGTTGGTAAGGTCAAAAAAGGTTTTGGCGGTTTGGTTTATCGCATGGATAAGCCGATTAGTGTTGAAGCAATTCAAAGTGGTTTCACGCAAAACGAGCAAGAGCAAATTGAACGTGCGTTGCAAGCTCGGACTGTGACGGCGGTTGTGGCTGACAAGATGATGTCGGATCGGGCGCAAGAGCTGGGTCTGCGTCAAAAGGCGGCGTTGGAAGTTGAAGTGGTGGAAGAGTCCAAGGGA